GCGCCTGAGCCTGTCGCCGCTGAACCAGCTCCGGCTGTAAGCGATGACGACTTGTTTTAGGTCGTAGTAGACAGGGGCGTGGCACTCTCCCGGCCGCGCCCCTGTCGTTTCGGGAGATCGGGAGTGAGGCATAATAATGACAAACATAGCGGCTTATATAGACACGATTGCGCGACACTACTGGGGTGAGCCTACAAGTGTACGCGGCACAGAACTTAGGTGGGGGACACACGGCTCAAAGAGCGTGGATCTAAAGAAAGGTACCTTTTACGATCATGAGGCTGGCGAAGGTGGGGGCGTAGTGGATCTTGTAAAGATGCACGAAGGCGCCCAACTTGCCAGCTTGCCGGAGATATTAGAGCGTAAGTTCGGGATACCCAGACAGACGCAGAAGACACTAGCGCCTGCCAAATGGCTGTCTAAGCGCTATGATTACTACGATGCTGATGGTGTGCTGGCGTATCAGGTGGAACGGTATGAGCCGAAGACATTCCGACAGCGTAGGCCAGAAGGCGATGGCTGGGTGTACAATATGGATGGCGTTGAGGCGGTGCCATACAATCTGCCGGAGATGATTACCAACCCAAACAAGGTCATAGTCATAGTCGAAGGTGAAAAGTGTGTCGATGCGTTAAGACGTTATAACGTCATAGCGTCATCAAATCACGGTGGCGCAGGGAATTGGAAGCCAGAGCTGAACCAGTATTTCAAAGACAGGAAGGTGGTCATCATTCCTGACGCGGATGCGGCTGGCGACAAACACGCCAGAAAGGTCATCCAGAACCTACTAGGCGTTGCCAAAGAGGTGCGCCGTGTGGATCTGCCGGGGCTATCGGACAAGCAGGATGTGTATGACTGGCTGAACTCAGGCAATGACGTGTCTAAATTAAAGCAATTAATTAAGACGTCAGAGCCTATCGTGGATGTCGAAGCTGTCGAGGATACCCCAGAGGCGCCACAAGCTGATGTCTTCCAGACCTTCGATGAAACCTATCTTATTAATATGCCGCCAGTCGATTGGCTGGTGGATGGTGTGCTTACCCGGCACGGCTTTAGCGTGATCTATGGTGCGCCGGGTACTGGTAAATCATTCCTAGCCATTGATATGGCGATGTCCATTGCTCACGGTAAGCTGTGGCAGGAACGCCCTACAATGCGCGGTGGCGTCCTTTACATAGCTGGCGAGGGTGTTGGTGGCTTGGGCAAACGTGTCAAGGCGTGGCGGCTTTATAGAGGCGCTGAGGGCTTGGGTGATATGGTAGTCTTGCCCACCGCTGTTAATTTCAGAGAGAATGAACAGATTGAAAAGCTACTCCGCACCATAGATAGCCTTGGCAAGCGCTTCAGTTGCGTTGTGGTGGACACAGTGGCTAGGGCCTTACTCGGCGGCGAAGAGAATAGCGCAACCGATATGGGGCTGTTCGTGGGCGCGTGTGACGCCATCAAGGCGCATTGTGGTTGTGCATTAGTGGCTATCCATCACAGCAATAAGAGTAGCTCGGCTGGCATCAATGCTATGCGCGGCTCATCAGCTCTGGCTGGTGCGGCTGATACGGTCATTAATGTACAGCGTGATGATGATGTCGTCACAGTCACAATGGAAAAGCAGAAAGACGCAGATCCGGCTGACCCGATGAAATTCGATATGGTCAATGTGGCGATGTTGGGCGATACGTCAGTCGTATTGCGTCAGCAGGGCGGCGAGGGCAGTACGGCGAAGGGCGGCAAACCGAAGAGCGTTAGCCTCAATAAACGTCAGCAAGATGCGCTTCAGTTACTGCGTAATATGATCATCGACAACAAGGGTCGGAAGGTGCGGATTGAGCATTGGCACGATGCACACAAGCGTGATTGCCCTGATTTATCGCCCGGCAACCGAAGGGATGCCCGAAGAGCATTGTCTGACAAGCGTGTGATTTTGATGGGAGATGGGTTTGTATGGTTATCAAGGGGTTACGATGCCTAAATCACACCAATCACACCAATCACATCACGAAATCACACGCCGTGTGATAAATGTGTGTGATGTGATTTTCCCTAAGGGAAATCACATTTCACATCACATCGTATTTTTCGCATTTGGGAGAGGGTAATGAGTAACAGAATTAGAGGCATTGATAGACTGCCGACAAGGGCAGAACAGAATGATAGTCGGATTAATGAGGCGGTGCATATGCATGATCGTCTTGTGTCCGATGTCGAGAAGCGGTGGGGCGTGGACAGACTGCAAGAGCTGGTCAGTGAGAATACCCGGCGCAAGTTTCATTTACAGCGTCAGAAGCTGTGGGATGCCCTGACCAAGAATGATGGGCGTGATGCGCTACATCAGGCTGAGGTGATGTGCAGGGCGTATCAGGTGCTGGAACGTGAGGCCATAGGGTTAGGCTGTAAAGAGCTGACAGGTGATTACATCGAAGGTCTGATGCCTGATGGCAAGGTGCTGGCGATTTGCTCTGATAAGTTTGAGGCAGGCAAGGTCGCCAGAGACAATCGGGATATGGTTGTGTATTCGATTGATGAGGTGGCTAGGATACTGTCGGCCAAAGATGACGAAGCTAAGGCCAAGATCAATGACGCCGTGGCGAAGGTCAAAGGCATCTTCGCTGGTGCTGAGGTAGTTAGTGTGAAACCGCTAGAGGATATTGATGATGAAATCCCTTTCTGAAAACAAACGGCCGTGGTCGGTCATGCCGATGCGTGTGTTTAGTGATAGAACGCTAAAGGAACGTGAACTGCGTGTGCTGGGTGCGTTGTGTAGCTTTACCAACAGAGCTGGCGTGTGCTGGCCATCGCTTGAGACAATATGTCAGGTGACAGGCTATGCAGAGCATAGGACGCCCCTCGAAGCGCTGAAGGTGTTGAAGACCAAGAAGTATGTCCGACAGCTCAAGCCAAAGGATTACCAGCGTGGTGAAAGTGGGTGGTATACGAACAGGTATCAGGTTCTTTGGGATGGTGATGAACCGTTGCCAACTTACGAAGAGGTACAGAGCGCACGGCCGTTGCAGATGGTAGTAGATCAGGAAGTTGTGCAAGAGGAAGAGAAAGGGGGTATGGGGGATGTAGAACTACTCTCTCACTCTCTCGCTCACGCATATCTGGCGGCTGTCCAGAAAGCGACAGGTCAGGTCAGGCTGTTCGATAATGAGATAGCCCACGCCCGGAAGCTGGCAGACCAAGGGCATACCCCTAATGATATCACGGCGGCAACGCTGGTGGTGTGCGACCAAGCCATAGAACGCAGGGCAGGGGTGCCATCGCTCGCCGATGTTGCGCGGTATATGGGTGCCGTGCAGTGAGGCAAACGGTGGTTTGCTTTTGCACGGTGGTCAGGGCGCGACATATTAATGTCGCAAAAACGCCACCCCTTGCCCCCTACCCCTCGGCGCGTATATGGGGGGGTGTCACACAAAATTTTGGTAGAAATTGGAGAAACGAATGAACAAGAACGATTTATTAATGACCGCCATCCGCACGGTAGGCAATCGCGGAGACAGCTACGGCGATGTCTATATCAATCACGAAAGAATTGCGGTACTGTGGACAGTGATATTCGGCACTGAGGTGAAGGCGCATCAGGTAGCTATGGCGATGGCGGCGGTAAAGCTGGCACGTTTGGTTGAGACGCCTGATCATCAGGACAGTTGGATTGACTTAGCCGGGTATGCCGCGATAGGATCGGAGTGTATTGATGGACAGGAAACCGATGACAGTTAGACAACAGAGGGCGGCATTAGCCAGCCCTGACGTTGATAAGCGCGAGGCGGTCGTGCAAGAGCTTGAGGCTATTGCGTCTGGCGTGATTACTGATGTATTGAATTGGGATGATTTGGGTCAGGTGTTTCTGACGCCATCGGAGAAATTGTCTGAGCGCTCGCGGCGTGGGATTAAGAAGGTGAAGGTGACGCCTACACAGCACGGCAATAGCATCGAGGTAGAGATGCACGATAAATTGTCAGCGTTGCGGCTCTTGGCGAAGCACCGTGGCTTGCTTGAGCCGAACAGTGATGATCAGCGGCCTAGCATGATCGGGATTAATGTGACTGGGCCGAAGACAACAACGTATGAGGTATTGGATGACCAAAGCGAAGAAGATTGATCCGAAGCTAGCGGAATTGCTGGCGGTGCCGCAGATACCGAAAGCATCGGAATATCGTAAGGGCTGGGCGTGGATCAATAAGACCACGAAGGGCAAGGAACGGTTTTGGTTGTCGAGGCGCAATGACAAACGTAGTTAATATGAATGATCGTAAGTTTGTTCGGTTTTTCGCCGAGCCGATTGAATGTGAGGATTGCGGCAAAGATACGCGAGGCTATGTGTATGAGGGTAGCCAGCAGATTATTTGCAGTCATTGTCGCGGCGTGATGTTGGAATTGGAACGCGAGCGCATTACGACTGAGATGGTAATAGTGTTTACGCCGGAGGGTGATGATGGCAAGAGCTGAGAGGGCGACTGATCGGTCAGCCCGGCGAGGTAAGGTCAAGCCAGAGGCATTGACCGGGTTGAACTTAGATTTTTCGGAAAGTCCAACGGTATGGAAATTTTTGCAAGACGACAGCTTCGTGCGTGGATTGATGGGGCCAGTCGGATCTGGCAAGACATTTGCTTCCTTAGCGGAAGTGATGCTGAGGGCTGTCAAGCAACCCCCTTCACCTATCGATGGCATCAGGTATACCAGATTTGC